ATGGCGCTGCGCGAAGGCAAGGACGCCATGGCCTACAAGGGCCGGCGCATCCCGATGCGCGTCGGCAAGGCGGTCGAGGTGACGGCCGACATGGCCACCGAGGTGCAGAAGTACATCGATTACGCGCGGGACGTCGCCACTGGCCACGAGCTGCTGCTCGAGCAGCGTCTGCACTTCATGTGCGCAGACGTCGATTGGTGGGGTCAAGCTCCCTCATAGCTTCTTCCGCCCGAGAGAGCCATTCCCTCAACTCGCTTGAAGCCGAATCACCTGATGCCTCGCGAAGATGCCTCAAATAGCACTCCACTGATTGCGATTTCTGCCAAGCGTCAGCTTCTGAGCACAGGTCCCGCAAGAAGTTTTCCCGCTCGTCTTTTTCTCGCTTCAACTGCGTGTCGATGAACTGCTGTGCCTGCCGCTCCGCCTCCAATTGCTGCTGCCTTTCGAGCCATCGAGTCTGCGCCTCCTCGCGCAATTTTGCTTGAATGACCTCGCGATGAAGATGTTCAGCATAAGCAGCTTCGGCCTTAGCGAGTCTGGAGAAAAGGTCGTTTAGTTGCTCTTCCAGCGGTCGGTCTTCGTCGGATACGAATTTCTCAGGCCGAGTCGGCAGCCTGAAATGAATCCGTAATATGCCGGTCGGACGAGGCTGCTTTCGCACACCCCCCTTATGAGCGTAATAGATGCTGCTATCCTTTATCTCTTCGATGGTCGCCTGCTCCGTCAACCTCAACAGAGTGTCGAAGCCTCTGCGCTTTAACGTGAACACCGCCGCCTCAGGTTCGGGAGGCGGCACGACGTAACCCCGAAGGGGTGCTGCGTGAAGTAACGCGTTCAAAATTCCCAAAGATCGGGTCACTTGCTGTTCCGTCACATGAACTACGGTCCGCTCGTTCCTCAAAAACAGGTACTTCCCGTTTTCTTCAAAGCTAGGCCAGTACAGATTGGAGACGGACCAATTGGGCTCCCACGACCGAACATTCCGCCTATTCAGGGCGGCTTCATATTTCTTCCGCGCGTTCTCCCAGTCCTTCACGCGTTGAGCAAGGCACTTTTGCACGGGCACCAGCGCTTCGTGCATAGGCAAATCCCCGACTTCCACTCGGTGGCCAACATCCTGTTCGAATTCCTGATCCTGCTTCAGAGTCGCCTTGGTTTCAGCCCTCATAGCAAGCGATGGAGTAGACTCGTCCCTCGTTGCCATCGTTACCTCCTCCGACTCAGGCATGCCCGCCAGAACCGGAAGCTGAGGCCGGACACGCGCTTTTCCAACCGCCTTCTTGGCCCAATACCCTCGCTCAGGAACTGGGACCTTCAACCGAAGACAGAGTTTACGTAGGCCATTGTCCGAGAGGCCATACTCTTGGCAGAGCTTCGAAATCGGCACTGCCCACACCCTTTCGTATAGCTCCGCGCGCTGTATCGTTCGACCCACCGCCTCCTCCCTCTCGCCGATCATACGGAATCAAGACACGGTCGACCGTAGCCAGCCCTCCAAAAACGTGGGAGTGCTTTGAATCAGAAGTCGCTCATCGTTTCGCGTCGCACACACGCCTACCCTATTTTCTTCGGCTGCGTATCCCACTCGGGCGCAGCGGTCTTTGCACTGTGGCCTACGTGGCGAAGCAACCCGACCGTCTTACTGGCAGAATACCGCCCCACCTATCTGGTTGCACATCGTGCTGCCGCCGTCACTGCCATTGATGAAAGTGGAGCCGCCAATAGAATCCGCCGACCACGTGTAGCCGTTGCTATCGCTGCCGAAGGTCGCGCCGCCGATGGTGCTGGCGCTCCACGTGCGACCATCGCTATCCGAGCCAAATGCGCTCCCGCCGATGGAGTTCTGGGTTGCGGAGTAGCCATCCGATCCGTTGATAAAAGTCGTGCCCCCGAAGGTGTTCGCCGTGTAGCTTGTGCCACCGGCGTCCGTGCAGAAGGTCGACGCTCCGATGGTGTTGCAGTTCATTTGCGCGACAGCAGACGAGGTTGCGATTAGAGCAACCGCAAAAAGAAGAGGCCGCATAGCGTGATCCTTGGCTGAGGAAACTTGACTGTAGCCTAATTTCATCGTCGGCGGAGTTTGCTGAGGAATCTTGGTTTTATGCGCGTCTCACCCGCTTGGCGTTCCGCACTCATATTGGCACACCGCCGACCCCCTTCTAGAATCAAACACCGATTTTCGATTGCAGTACAACCTATTACTCTAGCCTGACTATTTCACCGCACATTGACACTTTCCATGCCTCTTCCTGACTGGTTTGGCTCATCCCCTCCTGCCGTATGGCTCCAAGCGCTAGGCACTCCCATCATCGGTTTAGCTGCGGCATATATCGCTTACCAGAGCGCCCAGACCGCTAAGAAAAAGCTGAAATTCGATATGTTCGAAAAACGGCTTGAAGTTTATCGACTGGTGGCGGAAGAATTCAGACGGGCAGCGGAGCAAGGTGTTTTTTCCATGGAGCAGATTCGCCATCTCGGTGGTCTTCGAGCTCAAGCCAAGTTTTTGTATGCGAACGCTCGCATCGACAGCCTTCTAAAGAAAGCAGAAGAACATGCGGCGGAGTTGTTCTGGCCCGGCCCGCCCGCCAAGTATGATGAGTTCGGACGCAAGCCAAGTGCAGAATTTGACCAACTGGCCCACACACGCGCGCTAGCCCTGTCACACTACGCCATCACTCAAAAACGCGGTCCTCTACCCGGCCTGATGGCGGTGACACCGGAACGGGAACTGTGGATGGCCTCGGCGCTCTGGTTTGGAGACAAAATTTCCCGGTGGGACGACCTAACGCTACCGTACCTGAAGGTGTTTCACTGACGTGGTGGCATATGCAGCCGCTACCTGCCCTTGAAGGGTGCCTGCTGCTCAAGAAGTTTGGCGCGTCCAAGCCAACCAAAGACCAGTGCTTCACCTTCGGCAACGCCTGGCGTCACGAGCATCATCATCCCGGCCGGCACCGCGGTGGCCACCCCGCTCACCCCGCCCGACGGCGCGCCGCCTCTCCGTTTCGCATGGTTGCCATCAGCTTGCGTAGCATAGGTTTTGGCGATGCCGGCCGTGTCGGTGAGCATCCAATGCGCCATTTGTGATACTTTTTGATACCACTACAAAAATCTCCCCATTTTGATACAGAAGCTATGACAAAAATGTCTCCACCAAAAAAGACACGGACGTTCGCCGTCAATATCCGCCAAGGCCGCGGTCCGTACATTTGGCGAGTGGCCGGACAGAGTGCCCGGGCAGTGGAAATGGAAATCGAGGGCAGGCTTGTCGGGGGAGACGTGATCGAGTCTGTCGTCTACCTCGGATTTAAACCGGTCTATGCCGAGCCCGATGATGACAGTAACGGGGATGTGAAATTCCTTGTAGGGGATGGAAATGATGCATTTTTCGTCAAGCGAGGCGATCCTGGATTCCACCACCTGTTAAGCCTCGATACGGAGGGTGTGTCCGGAGTGGATTCATTCTACGCCCGCATGAATGCGGACTACGAGTAAAAGTCGCGCCGTCACAGCGTCCTTTCCGCCGCTGGCGGCTGAACCTATGCAGCCCCGGTCAGGAGGGCGTCATGTGCGGTCGAATCGTCCAAAAGTCCGGCCCGCTCGATTACGTCGAGCGCATATTCCCCAATCCGCGAGCCTTGTTCAGCGACCCGGCCGGCCCGCTCTACAACATCCCGCCAGGCACAAAGCCGCTGACCATGCACCGCCTCGCCGGCGACTTCGAACTGGGGCGCCTACACTGGGGATGGCGCCCACACAATTCGAAGTACTTCATGTCCAGCGCGCGGCTGGACAAGATCCTCGCCGGCGCCTGGCCCTGGAAGACGCTCACCGCGCGCGGCCGCATCCTGGTGCCGGCGGATGGCTGGTACGAATGGAAGCCCCTGGCCGATGGGCCGAAGCCGCCCAAGCAGCCCTACTTCGTCCATGCCACCGGCCATTCGCCCCTGTTCTTCGCAGGTTTGAGCAACTGGCGGCCGGGCGCCGAGAAGGACGAGGCCCACGGTTTCGCCATCGTCACCAACGACGCCGCTGGGGGCATGATCGACGTCCATGACCGCCGCCCTGTGGCGCTCCCGGTCGACTTGGCCATCCACTGGATGGACCCGGAATTTCCCACCGCCCAGGCGCTTGCGCTGCTGGAGCATGGCCTACCGGAAACGGCGTTCACCTGGCACCCAGTGAGACAAGAAGTCGGCAATTCCAAGTACCAGATGCCGGACGCGATCGAGCCCGTCACAGTACCCTCCACGGGCGCTCCTGCCTTCTGACATTGCTTTCGTTGACTCGCCTGGGCATGTCGGGGGTTTGCACTCAGATACAGCTGATGTTTGTCGCGCGCGAGAGACGGTCGCGAACGAAGTATTCCAACCTTTTGGAATACGTGAACTTTCGTATGGACTTGTATCAAGTTCTACGCAAAAATGCCGCCACCAGAACTTCCGCCGCGGAGTAAACCTATGGTCAGCGCCTCTCCAACAGTACAACTCGCCTTCAAAGAGCGGCACCGAGGGCATCGATTGGCCATCGCGACACTTCTTACCATCACGCTGTCTGGCTGCGACACGCTCGATGCCGTCTGGACGTTTCACAAGGAGGCTTTCGCGAGCGCTGCGGAAGACGGCTCGTTGAACGAAATCGCCAACTCGGCGGCGCTTGGTGCAACGGCGGGGGCCTATGCATCCCCCAGTTCTGGCTACACAGCACCAAGCCCCACGTATGCCGGCTCGAACGCCGTGGCCGCGACCAATACCCGAGAGACGCTTGCGTACCAAGACACGAAGGCCAATGCTTCGAAGAACACGATGCCTTCCGCCTACGCCACAAAATCAAGCGCTGCAGCTACACCGTCCGGACGTACATATAGAACCGCAGACCACTGCGTAAGCTACGACGACAGCAACAACAGCCTGGCCGATTTCTTTGAAAATCGGTGCAATTTCCCTGTCTGGATTACCTTTCTCAATCAAAACGGTGTCGGCGCAGCCGGACCCATTAAGCCCGGAAAAAGAGAAACCGTAAGCAAAGGGAAGGGAAAAGTCGAATGGGCAGCGTGCGAATATCCGGCTAGCGCACGCGCTGGCACAACCATGCGCGATCCCGCATGGCGAGGCGGACAGTATGCCTGCGTCAGCCCCAATTGAGGGCGTGCAGACGGGTGCGACACGGAATCTCTAGCGCCCTTCCCGGCCGAGCGGCTGATGGCCACGGCAAGGCGAAATAGGCATCAGCCTTTCACCTTGTCGTAGAGCGTGATCGCAGCGGCCAGGGACGGCTCCATGCCGTGACGCGTACCGTTCGCCGCCCACACCTCGTATTGCCACCGATTCTGTGCGAACACTCGGCAGATAGTCCAGCCGCCAGGCCCTGCCCAGTAGTATTCGTCACGCTGCTGCCAGTCTGTCGCGTCTGCCATCATCCGTCCCCTAACGGTCAAAATCGGGGCCTAATTGCACCGCTTCGACGACGAATTATACTGTTTATTCATACAGTATTTTCGAGCCAGCCGTGCAATTCCAGTGCAGCGTCCTACGCACACACCACCTCGGCGAACGCCGCCGCGACAACGATCCTGGCCAGCCCGTCGTGGGCACGGTCCGGATGTACTCCATGCTTCACAAGGGCCTGAATCGGCACGTTCCACGCATGACCATGGAGGCCCTGGCGAAGTTCGGCGCTACTGTACCGGGCGCCATCCCTGACCTACTTGAGCCCCAACTCCTGACCTTCGCGTCTGACCGCGGCATGATGGTGGTGGGGTTCGAAGAAATCGCTGGCGTGCGCTACTACCAGGGCTGGTGGATGCAGTGGGTCGACGAGAGGCAGGTGCCCTAGTGCTGAATCACCATTGTGTCCAGCGCACTCCCTTCGGTATAACGGATTGCTCCATCAGCTACTTTTGGAGGACACCGCGATGAAGTGCGAAGACATCCAAAAGCTCGGCGCGCAGGCCGCCCGCAATGGCCAGACGCTACTGGACTGCCCATATTTCAAGTCAGCAGCAAGGCCGGAACAAACTGCAGAATCCCTGGCGGAATGGCGGCATAACGTCGAGGCGTGGGAAGCGGGCTTTCGATCAGAGGTGCGGCGACGCCCTCGCGTGACCGCCGAAACGAGTAGCGGAACAATCTCAAGCACACCCCTCCGCTGAACGTTGCCCGTCCCACTTCCGCCTGACGACGCGAGGCCGATTGCCGCAACAACTTAACGCATGTACATTTCTACGGCCGACGGAGAGGGTGGAACTCCGCGGCCAACCGCCCGGCCGCGCGCCTTCTTCGCCGTGGGGCGCGGGCGGACCTCGATATCACCGAGGCCGCGCGGAGACCGCAATCTGCGCACCTTACCGCAACTGATGGAATGGCCAGGCAGCGCGTGATAGTTTTATCACGCTCGCGACGCCATGCCGGCCGCCGCAGAGCATTCGCCCCAGCCCCCTCACGGGTTGGGGCGTTTTCGTTTTGCGGCTCGCTACGGACCCCGCGCTAAAAATTGGGGACAGAAATACTGGCGACCAAGCTGGTGGTACGCCGTAAACCGCTAGAGCGTTGTGCCGAGCCGACAGCCTCCCATCAGACCGCAGAAATTACACTTGGTGTAATAGTGGTATATTGACATCCTCATCGTTACGCCTAGAATTGAGCAATGATAGTTGAGCATGAAGACGGCCTGCTGCAGCGATTAGAGACGGACCCCCACTTTGCGAATGGCGAGGACCCGCACACAGTGCGTTCTTTTCGTATGCGCCTCGTGATGCTTAGGAGCGCAACAAGCGTTCAATCCCTAGCCACATTGAGAATGCTGGACTTCCGGGTCGAAGGCGACGGCACCTGCTCAGTCCGCCTTACGACGCACAAGCGCCTCAGCTTTAAGCAAGAACCGAATCACACAGAAGAGTTGGTTAAGGTCCTTTCAATCGACACCGTCCATTGATGCCTGACCAGGAGAACGTTATGCAAGCAGCCGCAGCAGATTTTTTCCCGCCGGGAGAAGTCCTCAAAGAAGAGCTTGAAGCTCGGGGATGGACTCAAGTTGAATTGGCCGAAATCATGGGCCGCCCTACCCGACTGATCAACGAGATCATCGCTGCCAAAAAATCCATCACTCCAGAAACGGCGATTCAGCTCGGTGAAGCTCTAGGGCCGGACGCGCGATTCTGGATGAACCTGGAAAGTCAGTACCAGCTTTCTAGAGTGACAAAGCCCGACAACCTTATCGCGCGACGGTCACGACTCTACGCACGGTTCCCTGTCCGTGACATGGTCAAGCGTGGATGGATCCAATTCAGCGAGAACATTGAGGTGTTGGAGCAGCAGTTCAAATCTTTTTTCAACATCGACCAGTTGGACCAACGCCCCCACTTTTCTCACGCTGCCAAAAAGACGGACGAAGCCGAAGATGCCACCATCCAACAATTGGCTTGGTTGTTTCGCGCACGGATGATCGCAGCAAGTCACGTCAGCAAGAAATTCAAAAAAGAGTTGCTTGAGGCGGCGCTCCCTAAGCTGCACGCCTTGCTATCTGCTCCCGAGGAAATTCGTCACGCTCCCGGGATTTTGGCCGATTGCGGTGTGCGGCTTGTCTTCATCGAAGCCTTGCCGGGGACCAAGATTGACGGCGCGTGCTTTTGGTTAACGTCAACGCAACCGGCGATCGCAATGTCGCTCCGCTTTGACCGGATAGACAATTTCTGGTTCGTGCTTCGTCACGAGCTAGAACACGTGCTGCAAGGACACGGCAAAGACGCGGGCTATATCTTGGATGTGGATATGGACGGAGATGCTACAGACCAAGTGCTTGCGGAAGAGCGCATGGCGAATGAAGCAGCTGCCGATTTTTGCGTGCCCAGAAAAGAGATGGAGAACTTCGAGGCTCGTGTCGCGCCGTACTTCAGTGACGAACGGGTCATGCTGTTTGCCAAGCGCCTCGAAGTCCATGTTGGAATCGTGGCCGGTCAGCTGCGTAAGCGGTTGAATCGCTATGACAGGTGGAGCAAGTACCTAGTGAAAGTTAGGCACATTGCAATTCAAAGTGCCCCGACCGACGGTTGGGGAAACGTAGACCATTGACTAGAGGACGATGCACTCATGTCGGCATACTCGAACGCAGTGAAAGAATACATCGAGCGCTATCAGCGTGAAAAAGGTGATGAGAGCGGGCTACTTGACGCACATGAGCTCGCGGCCTGGGCCTATAAAAATGGCCTCCATAAGCCAAACGCCAAGACGATCATTGATGCAATCGCAGCCGATATAGCCCAGGTATTTCGCGAAGAGTACAGAACGGATCGTCATGGCCGGCGCTACCGCGCGAAACACGCTACGACCAAGAAGGAGGGGAACAAAACGCTCTCACTGTGGGCAGACCTTGACGATCCCAACGCCCCGCACGAGCACTTTCAACGTTCGTTCGCCCAAAGACGCCTTCAAATTGTTGGGGATTGCTTTCAGCTCAAGACGGACGTGGATGTCTATAACGACCAGCGTCAACCCGAGAAGCCAATTCAAGTTGTTTTGGACTTCTCAGACGACGTGGAAGAACTCCAACTCCGCAATAACAAGAGAGCAGCTTGATGAATAAGGGCTTCGAAGCGCGCCAACGCCCGAAGCCCCGAAAGAATGCGAAGCCCAAAGGTCCCATGGACGACGCACCTTGACTGCAAAGTAGAAATTGCATCGTAGTCGGTCGCCAAGCCGGCTGTCAAATGTCAAGGCGAAAGTTGGGACGGCGTCTAGGAGCATTTACATGCAGCCGAACGACACCGAAGAAGTCATCTATCGGATGACTATTACCGTAAAGGGACGGGTCATCCGTCGCCCTGACGGCCGTCCGTTCCGGATTGTGTTGCGCAAGAAAAAAGCCAACTAAGCCGGTATCAAAAAGCCCCTGGCCCAAGGCCGGGGGCTTCTTGTTTTTGTGCATCTTGCCGCCCTGACCCGGCCGATACCGGAATGGCTAGCGAAGCCGCGCCTGGCACGCCTCCAACTGCGCCGTCAGTTGCCGGATCCCGGCCCGGAGGGCGAAGTAATCCGATCTAGCGGCGGGATCAAGTTTGGCGCGGGCTCCATGATCCACGCCGGCGGCGGTGCCGGCGTCGGACACTCCACTGCCGTCCGCGGGGCAGGCGGTACGGACGTGCGGCCATCGTCAAACTTAAGCGGAAACTACGCCGCTTTTTTCTTTTTGAGAGTCTTGTTTTCTGCGGAAAGATCCCTCACCTTCTCGTTGAGCTCCTTAATGCGAGCCACCTTCACCTTAGTTGCAGCCTTCTCCGCTTCAATGCGCTTTTTCAACTCCGCAATTTGCGCATCTTTTCGCTGCTCACGTGCCGAAAGATTTTTGTCACCGGTCGCTCTTGCCATAGCACCTACTCCACAAAGTTGAGAAAGCTCGACGATATCACTATGTATTTAAAAATGTCTAATTACATCAAGTGATGGCTCTAGAATTTCCACTTGAACTGCTTTTTAGGCGTCCGTGCTTTACCTAAAGGGTTTCGACAATCCCCCATAAATGCGCTCACATGTCAGTCCCGCGATTCGGGCACGGTCTGCAACGCCCGCAAGCGCTTCAGCTCGATCGACAGCGCGGCCGAACATGTAGGCGAGCAGATCGACGGCAGCGGCTCCTGACGGGCACACGTCGGTAATGAGGGTAGGTAGAGGTTCGAGGGAATCGCGGGCGTGCGCTACTGCCAGGGGCGGCGGATGCAGCGGGTCTCGGATTGATGCCCGAACGCCAGGAAGGACTAAGCCAGCTGCGCAGAAGGCATAGGCTCACGTTGGCGCGCCGCCCACATGTTAAAAAGTGGCCCATTGCACAACGGAGCCGGCCCCGTGATCAAAAAAGTTGCATCTCTCGTCGTCGTTTCATCCGCGTTGGCCGGATGTATGGCAATGACGCCACAAGAAATCCGCGCCACAGCACCAGAGGTCTACGAGACGTCAACCTCCGTGGATGCGGCGCTGCGCTGTTTCAGCGCCTCGGCTGACTATCTTAGAGTCACAACTTACCCAGAGTCGGGAAGCGTTGATCTAACTGTTGAGACCTATCAAATGCTGGAAACCCGAGTCCTGTACATGGCGACACTCGACCGCCTTCCGGATGGGTCAAGAGTCAGCGCCAGATATTCCGGCAAGAACTCGATGTCCATTTCGGAAAGCGGGTTTCGCAAGCTGTTGAATACGTGCGCGCCTCCCCGCGCTCGATAGCAGCGGGTTAGCGGCGGCAGAGATTCGCCCAGGTCGCATTGCGGTCCAGAATCTGGCGCGCGACAGGCCGCGGCGTCTGATCTACCTGGGCCGTCGAATCGAAGTAGATCGGCCGCGCATGGTCGCAATACTCAACGCCCACCCTGGCCGGGGCGGCGCACCCAGTCAGACTTGAGGCGATCAGCAACAGCATCATCGTCCATGCGGGCGACTTCATCCTCCACATTGCGCACCTCCTGGCGAGCCTTCGCCGCCTGTTCGTTGACCTGTTCGTTGCGCTCCCGACGCTCATCCGCGCGGCCCGCGCTGCGCCCGCGCAGGTAGACCAGCGCAACCGCGGCTACCGCCGCCAGCGCGGCGACCGCATAGCCCCATATCCGTTGTAAGAATGCTGGCATAGTCAGGCCTCCAGGGCAGCCATGGCCTGCGCATACAGCGGCGGCCAGGCCTTCAGATGCGGCTTCCCGGGCCGCCAGGTGCGCAGGTACAGCGCCCATCCTGCGTCAGCATCGCCGATAGTCGGCAGCGCCTTCGGGTCGGTCCACAGCAGCAGCAGCCGCGCCACGCCGGCGGCCAGCACGTCGTCATACTCCAGCGCGGCGTAGATCGCATCAGGGTCGCAGACTACGCTGCGGGCCTTGCAGAGCGCCGCCAAGTGGTTCTTGCTCGCCGCGTGCAGGAACACGCCCCACACGCCGCCGCGGCTGGCGCGCGTGCCCTTCTCGAATTGCCAGAAGCCCCGCGCCGGCCCGCCGATCTACTGGCGGTGCGTGAATCGACTTTCCTGCAGGCCGATTGCCAGCAACATGACGCACGCCTCGGCCGTGCCCATGCGCGCCGGCAGCAGCGCCAGCGCCGAGGTGAGCCATTACAAAAGCCCCTTTTACTTGCGCGCTAACACCTAGAACCTCCCTCGACTACACATCGCTGAGCTTATTGATCGTAATACAATGATGCGGCTCGCCAACGGAAGCGCAACCGCAAGACTCGCAGCGACAGCCCTCTGCAAATGCTGCGCTTAGATGTCCGTTGGCGAGTTTTTTTCACAGATCCGGTCACGATTTAGGTAACCGCACAGCGTGCAAACACGCCCCGGAAGTCCGCACACTTGGCCAGGCCGCCCGTCGTCCGTCGGCGTATCTCGAGTGGCAAGCCCCAAAAACCTCCACTCCAGTCGCGAGCAGGCCTTACAAGGTCGGTCGACGGTGCTTCCCAATGAACCTGGACAAGCTTCTAAATATCTGGCCCGAACGCCGCGCACCACGATCAAACGCTACTGGATCGGCCCGCACGTGTCGGAGGCAGGACAGCGCCGCCGCAAGCCTCGTACGGCGTGACTTCTAACCAAAGGCATGGCACATTTGCCGTTCATACACCAAAGGAGAGGGGTATGCACGATACGAACAATGCGAAAGTCTATGTGCGGAGCCTGAGCGGTGAACGTACTGGGCCTTTCTATGGAGCATTCACCGGAAAACGATTGGTGGTATTCGACAAGAAGTTTGACGCAACAGAGGGGGACTATATTTCTCGCGAATTACCTAGCGGGCGCGAGGAGTCATACCTCGTTAAGTTGGCTACCTACATGGAGGGGTTGGACGATCCGTTCTGGAAATTGGATCTCGAAAAGACAACAGCGCTCCCCGCCAGAACGGAGCCCAAAACGACCACAATCAACATTCACAATTCCGCAGGGATTCAGGTCGGAGACCACAACACGATGAGCTTCCGACTAGCCATTAACGAAATGGTCGAGCGGATTGAAGGCTCCAACGCGTCTTCCGAAGAAAAGGCCGAAGCAAAGTCCCGCCTACAAAAATTTCTTGAACACCCGCTGGTCGTCAGCATCGCTGGCGGTCTCATAAGCTCGTCGGTATAACTGGCTCATTCCTTCTCAGCGAGAGCCCCGCAAGCCTCGAACGTAGCCCTGCAGCCCGTTCACCTGGTCGGCCCATTCTGCGGCGTCGGTAGCCAGGTCTCCATATTCCGCGTAGCACGCTGCAAAACCTCCGATCCAGTCGGCGCCGGCTTCATCAGGTCGGCGGCTGGCTCGGGGATTCGCGGGATCCCGGCCATTGGCGCGAAGCACCCGGTCAAGCTCAGCACGGGCAGCAGCCAAGCCAGTTTTTGCAGCTTCACGCGCCAGCACGGCGCCACGGTGTTGGGCATCAGCACGATCCCTTTCCTCCTGCCATCCGCGTTCGACCGCGGCCTGGCGCTTCTCGATCTCGGCCTGCCGGGCGTCGCCACCAGCCCGGTACTGGTGGGCGCCGTACAGTGCTGCACCGGCACCCACCAGCAGTACCGCGGCAGCGCCGACGGCCACATACGTCAGTGCAGACCTGACAGACACAGCTTCACCTCGTCCAATCGGCGGCTGTACAGCCCCTGCACGAACACCTTTCGCCCGTCAGCCGCCGTCACATAGGACCAGACCGGCGCGCCGCCTGGCGCGTGCGCCAGGGCCTTGCAACCGTCGGCAAGGCGGCCGGCATTGATCAGGCCCACGGCACGGCTCGCGCAGGTGCTGGGCGTGCCGAAATTGTGGGCGTGACTGCTCAGGGCATCGAAGATGGGCTGACTGATCGCAACGTCGATGCAGTCGGCGAGCATTAACTGGCCCTTGCTCACCACCAGGCGCTCCACCTGCTCGCAACGTTCGGGCGACCAGTAGTCGCCCACCACCAGCGGTTCAGGGCTGGTGTGCCTGGTGATGCCCTTGCACACAGTGGGCAAACCGCCGGCCAGCTTGTCGGCGTAGACGATGTTCTGACGCTCGCCTTCCCACTTCCCGAGGAAGGTCTGCAAGGTAGGCGAGAAAACAGCCAGCGCGCCAGAGGCGATGAGCGCGCTGGCGCCGCCCGCGATCTTCGTGCCGAGCTTCATACAAGCTCCCCGCGCATTCGCGCTTCGTGCTCGCGGCGGAGTCGCGCATCTTGGCGGTACTTGAAGTAGGCGTTGACGGCAAGGCCCGCGAGACCGATAAACACGCCGGACAACACCCCGAATTCCGAGGACAGAAACCAGCTGCCAATAGCCGTGCCGCTTCCCGCCATGGTCACCTTGCTGCCGGCCGCGGCGATCGTCGCGTCAAGATCGTTCATTTTTGTATGCCTTTTGCAGTTACGCGCGGAACCAGTTGATGCTCGTGGGCGTGGTGGTGTAGGTCAACTTCAAGACGCACCCTTGCGGGACACGAACCCCGCCTGCGGTTACCCCCGTCACGAAGGTGGAGCCGGCGCGCCCGACTGCGATGGAAGTCACCACCCCCCCGGCCACGTACACCATGCAGTCATAAGGGAACGGGTTCGCTTGCTCAGCGCCCGTGGCCGGGATGCCAGGACTGGTCAGGAACGGACCGGGTAGCCCGGGGCCGAAGTTCTGTGCCAAGAACTGCCGCGCCAGGGAAACGAACGAAACCGTGCCTGGGGTACTGCCTTGCTCCAGGCGGTTGTTCAGGTAAGCGTTGTCCAGGCACCTGGCCGTCCCCCCGGCAGAGTCGTCCTGAAAGTTGTAAGTCATGTTCGGCGGGGTGCGATTGTCCTTGATGAAGTTGGACTGCAGGCTGTTGCTCGAGCTACCCCCGCCAACCTGATTTACTGCCGTGCCCAGGAACACCGCAGGCTGCGGCCGGACGATGCCAGGGTTCACGATGTAGTTATTGTGGATTTGGTTCTCATCGCACTCCACGCATGAGATGCCAGGCCCCCCAGACGTGTTCACAACGTTGTTTGCGATGATGTTTCCAGCCGACTTACCGAGAGTGCCGGAAACCGATCCGCCGCTGATGAAAATGGCGGGGTAGAAAATGTTTGGAGCCAGCGCCCACACCCACGAGTTGGGAACTGTGGTGTAGGCCAGTGTGAAGGCATCGCCACGGGCCAGCTGGATGGTCTGGGATGGACCCAGAGCCTGGGAGACAAACGCACCATCGGTGCCTCGTCGATACGTCACGGCCAGGCCGGAGCCTCCTACGATCTGGACCTTCACAGACTGCGTGTGCGGGTTCACGTAGGTCGCCCCGGAGGCTCCGATGACTGGAGTGGTGATCCCTCGCGAACCAGGCTGGTTGTAGATCACATTGTCCGTGACGATGCAGCCCTGAGGGCCAGGAGTTGGCACATTACCGTTGAAGAAGTTAGGCAGCATGTACCCCGAGAGGAAGATGCCCCCAGTGTGCCTGAAGGTGTTGCCCGAAATGACGCAATTACGCAGCCCGAAGTCACTGTGAATCGTGCCGATGGTTTGCTGCATCAAAGTGGCATTAAGAGGACTCGCTCCAACCGGAGTATTGCCAACGCTTTCCACCACGTTCTCTACGAACATGCACGCGTCGCAGTTGAAGACATCCAGGAACGGGCCGCCGGGCCGGTAGCAGTAGTTCTGACGTACCGAACATCCAAGTCCGCTTCCGATCTGGATCACAGAGCCGGTGATACCATCGGGAGCCACCGAACTCTTGTACTGCGGAAGAACCCCCTGCAGGCACTGGTCGAAGAAGTTATTCTCGACGACGCAGTACTCAAGGGCGTTGCTGATACCGTCGATGTTCAGCCGCGGATCATAGGTGCTGATGGCCACCCCGTTGCCGAACGCGCGATAGATGCGGCACCGGCGTACATGCGAATAGTCGACGTTCATGAACTCGACTGCCGCAAGCGAATAGCCCGCGGTAGCTGCGGCCGGCACGCCGGATGCAGACTGCAATGAGCAATCGATCGTCATGTCTTCAACGATCAGGTTCTTGTGCGCATAGCCCGTTGCCGGCCGGGTACCCGTGAAGTTCAGGGCGTAGATGACGTCGTTCTTGCTGCTGTTATTCGAGCCGTTTAGCGACGCAGTGCACTTGATGATCGTGTCCCAGCCGGAGCCACGCAAGGTGATGTTCGAACACCCCGTCAGGTTGATACCCGAGTCTACAATGAACGTACCGGGCGGGATCTTCAATACTCCACCGCCGATCGCATTGAGGGCCTGCACCGCGGCGTTCAATGCAGGAGCCGCATCAGTAACCCCGTCCATGGGGACACCGAAGTCCTTGGCGTTGAACTCATCCCGCATCTTGTCCTGAGAAGTGCGCACGACCGCGCCGACACCGGCCTGGATGAAGCCCACCATGGAAGACCCGGACGGCCCTGCCAACTGGATCAGCACATCCGCGGCGCTGCCCGACGTCGGGACCAGGACGGTCGGTTTACCCGTCGAGTCGAACCCCAGGACCTTATCCGCGCGCAACTCCGCCGGCGGCAGCGTCGCGCCCGCGCCACTGTCCGAGACGGAGAACTTCAGACTGCGGTCTGCAATTTCCTGAAGCTGTTGGATTTGGATCGTCGAGCGATCGCTCATATCCTCGACTACTTGAGGATAGAAGCCACCGCTATTCTGAATGTCGGTCGGCTGCACATTGGCCAAGCCGCCAGTCAGGGTGAGTCGGTATCCGGTTGCCATGGGACCGCCCGATCGCGGGTAGGTGACAACCCCGCCCGGCGAGGCGTCTTGGTCGGCGTTCAGGACGATCAGGTAATCGGAATCCAACGTGAGTTCGATGTCGGCGCCGGTATCCGTGGTCAGCGTGACTTTGACGTCCTGCTTTTTGAATACCTTGAACGGGAAAGGGAAACTCGTGGTCGCGTCGTTGCCGAAGAACGGGCCCGCTTTACGAGTGGTCGAAGAAATGGTCATCGGGGCGTCCTCTCAGATCACCCCGATTCTCAAAGTCTATGCACGCGGTATGCGCACCCGTCTATCGGCGCGGCGCGCCGAGCAGCAAAGCCTCCGGCCCGGCGTCCCCGTTCATCCAGGCGTTGGCGCCGGCAACGAAGTCTGAGATCAATTTTCCTGGGAGTCCAAACGCGAAGCTTGTCCCCATAATCACGTTCTTTGTGTCGACAATATCGCCCTCGCCGGCGGTGATATCCGCCAAGGAGGAAATCCCCTTGACGACGCCCTCTCCAGCTGACTGGACTGGACTGATCTTGTAGCCGTAGTTGTACGTGTCCTTGTCGAACACCGACCAAGTGTAGGACGAGATGTCGCGCACGATGGGGAACATGCCAGCACCGTACATGGCGAGTGCTCGCGCGTAGCGCTTGGCGAGCTTGTCCTCGTCTTCATCGTCCCCGCCATTGCCCATCATCATTTCAGTGAGAATGGCGGGCAGAACGGCGATCATCACGAACTGCACAGTGAACTTTGCGACGGCCAGCCCCGGGTTGCTGCTGGCTTCGCGCTTGGAGATTGCGCCGGCGCGCACCAGCATTTGCAGCTGGCTATTGAAGTAGCTGTAGAACATCGTGAAAAGGCGCTTGAGCTGGCCGTAGCCGCCGTGGCCCGACATGATCTTGGGCAGATCAACGTCACGGCCGCTGCCCTGCGTCTGGCGGACGATATGGTCGGCGTAGTCGGCCGCCTTGGCGTTGTCGTTTTCGAACTGCGCCATGCCGTCCTTGAATGCAGCATTCCACAGCGGCACCGATACGCCGCGATCCACCAGCCCCATCAACGCCAGCATCGTCGCCGTGTCGGGCAGCAGCCGACCCTTGACCGTCAGCTTGGCGGCCATGTCGTTCAGGTCGCGGTCGAAGTTCTGGTAGCGGTGGCGCATGTACTCAGAGTTGTCCATGGCGAACCGGTACCGCTCGGCCATCGCCGGGCTGTAGAAGCGCGCCATCTCCAGACCGATGCTGCCAGCGTTCACCCGAGTTAGCGCTGGCACCAGGCCGACAACGTTCTGCAGCGCCGTCTTGACGCCGGACATCAACACCACGATGGTGTTGCGTCGGGCGCTGGCAAGGATCTTCTCGATGAAGCCGGATGGGTTGCGCGGCGGCGCCGCGACCTCGCGCACGCGGTTGACCAGCGCGCGGTAGGCCGGTACGCCAACCGACGACTTGATCGCGGTCTGGATGCCCTTGTCGTTCAGCAGCCGCATCGTGTCGGCCACCGCCTCGCGCAGCGCCAGGTCGTGCACCGTCTCGTTCACGGCCTCTACGAATACCCCCAAGTCCAGACGCGGGCGCATGACAACTCCGTCCTTGCGTTGCGTGCTGCTACCCTGGTTGGTCTTGGCGGCCATACCCATGCCCCCGCCGAGCAGTTCCCGCACGGCGGCGCCCTCATCGAACCGGTGCGCGCGCTCGTCCAGGTCCGTGTCGTACTTGAGACGGAAATACCCGCCGCGGGCTTCGCCGTACTTCGTGGGGAACGGCAGCGGCTCGACCTTGGGCGGCGCCTTGCCGCGCGTACGCTTGTTGAGGGCCTCGAGCTCGGGCCACAGCTTGCTGTCGAACTGTTCCCAGATGGCGTTGGCCAGCTTCCAGTCGCGCTCGTCCAGCACGTCCAGCACGCCCTGCATGCGGTTCTCGTTCCAGCCGTAGTTCTCCAGCCGCTTGCGGCCGTCGGCATTGCCGTAAAGCAACGCCGCCACCAGCGCGTTTTCTCGCGTGATACTGGTGCCGATGCTGGGCACCAGAATGCCCTTGCGGCCGTAGTCACGGCGCTCTTTCAGGTTCCATTGCTTGAAGAGCGGCTTCAGGTCGCGGTAGATCTTCTCCATGCGCGTCGCCTTCCAGTTGGCGCGCGAACTCATACGACCGAACAGAGACTCGTGCACCTGGCCGAACTTGCCGCCCTCCAGGATATCAAGGATGGTCTCCGCGCTCAGGAACTCGCCAGCGAACCCGTCGCCGAGCTTCGAGACAGACTTGCGGATACTGGGGACGAACACAGGCTCACGCGCCAGCGGGTCGCCGGCCTCATCGAACGCCTTCGGATTGAACTCGCGCAGCCGGGCGAGGATCGCCGAGCGTTCCTCATCGAACGACATGTCCCGCAGCGCCGTGTACATCTTCTGCTCGCGGCGGGCGAGGTTCGCCAGCTGGCGCACGCTATCCACCAGGCCGCGAAATTCCTCAACGGACATGTCCTTGTAATGGCGCCGGAAGCCCTCGTCCAGGATATAGGCCGGCAGGTCGGGCATGACGGCGTCGAGTCGCTCGGATTCGCTGGCGATGAATTCGGCCAGGCTCTGGGTTTTCGCGGCATCAATCTGCCGCAGCGAAATGCTGGTGCGCAGGTCGAACCGCGCCAGCAGCGCGTTCAACTGGACCAGGGATTCGCCGCGCATGCCCGACTGCGATGTCGCCCCAGACAGTCGCTTCATGTAGTTGAGATCCTTTTCGATCTCGGCCTGGGCGGCCTGGGCGGCGCGCGCTGCATAGTTGTTCACCAACTGGCGCTTTTTCTCGACGGCCGCGCCCTGCAAATCGTTCTTGCGCAGGGCCGCCTCGGCGGCGCGCGCGGCGCGCGCCTCGGCCACGACCCACTGGCTGGGCCGAACGTCACGGATGCGCAGGCGCGCGATGGTGGCCTCGGCGAACTGACGCGCGGCGCGGGCCAGCACCTGCCGCTGGCCGAGCGCGCGCTGCAAGGCGTTGACCTCGGTGGCGATGAACCGGCCGCGCGCCTCGTTGTGGACAGCCTCGTCGGCGGCGCGCGCGATGCTCTGCGGGTCGGTCAGATCGCCATAGCGCTCCAGCATACGCTGGTCGGTCAGCGCTTCGATCTTGATGCGCGGGTCTTCCGCCGCCAGCACGGCGCGAACCAGGCCGTCTCCCGACGCGAAGCCGAAGCGATCGGCCACGATGTCGGGATTCAGACCGTCTTCGGCCAGCATGCCGTACTTGCCGTACCCCAGCTTGGACCAGTCGAGCATGGCGTAGCGGTCGCCCTCGCCACCGTACATGTCCTCCAGCGCACTGATCTGCAGCTTGGTCGGCCCCTCCGCCGGCTCGCCCGTGACGGGGTCAACTCCGCGCTTCATGAACGTCTTGGCCTGGTTGACGGGCTCGGCCATCACCTCGGCTTCGACTTCCTTGCGCACCGTCTTGCGCCGGTCGGCGGCCTCGCGCTGCATCTGAGCGATAACGCGGCTACGCGCGCCCGACAGCCATTTCATGTCCCGGATGCTGCGGGCCTCCAGCTGCTGGACAGCGTCCTGGGTCGCTTCCAGCCCCAGGGCTTGGTATTGCGCCCACTCTTCCGGGGTCATGCCGGCTTGCTCGGCCGACGTGAAGGCCGGCTTGTAATCAAGCATGGTTTCCGTTTCGCGGATCTGCTCGGTGGAGGCCAGCATGCGGTCGAACACGCCGCGCACTTCGTCGGACAGCTCCACGTTCAGCGCTGACAGCGATCGGTAAACCGCCAACATCCAGGCGCGGAACCGCTGGAACAGTCCCTGCAGCTCAGGAGTTGGCGCCTTGCCTTCGAACAGGTAAGCCTCGAAGCCGCGCGCCAACTGCTCGTGGTGCGGACGCTTGCCTTCCAGGTCGAGGGCGTCCCAGGCGGCCAGGTCCTGCACGCCGAACCAATCGAGCAGCTTCTGAACGTCGTCACGCACTGCGGCGGGCGCATCCGGCTGCCGGGCGATATCGGTCAGCACTTCCAGATAGAAGTGCCCGGACTCGTGTAGGAAGGTGGACAGGTCCGCGTTCTGCAGCAGCGAGATCGTGCGGGTGTCGATGTTGTAGGCGCCGCGAGCGTTCTTAGCATCGGCAATGCCTTTGGCGGCGCGCTGTCCCAAAGGTTTCCGCACCCCCGTTTCACTTGCGTCAAGCTCTACATTCCAAGTAAATCCTCTATCCACGGTCTGCCCGTACCCGTCAGGATCGAGCGCTGCGTTCACTTTGTCGGTAGGGTAGTCGACGTATTGAATCTCCGCGCCCGGCCGATAGTTCGCGGCGTAGTCACGATCAGTGCTAAACCAAGCTTTTCCGTCGTACCTACCGGGTTCAGCGCTCCCGTGGTACAGCCGCGTCATCCCTGGCGCGAGCGGCGGTTCGTCGGGCCCGATTCTTTGATGTAGCTGTCCCACGCCTTCGGCCCGGATCTGGACCGGATAGCGCTGGTACATTTCCTGCGGCGTCAAGCCCAGGCGCGCGGCCTGCACCGCGTAGAAATTGGACATCATGCCGGCATAGGCGCGGTTCACGTCGGGCGTGAAGCGGGCCGCCTGTTCCAGCTGCGTCATCAGCTCGGCCTCAACCAGGTCACGGGATTCCTTGAACGGCGCGTCCGTCTCGCGCTCGGCCATGACCTTTTCGACCTCGGCGCGCAGCTGCTCGCTTCGGTTCTGCATAAAGTCCTGCGCCTCGGCCTGGGTCATCCCGGCCGGGTCCGTCTTCAAGAACGGCAGCATAGATTGCGACAGGTCAGTGCCAGCCACGCGCGTCGCGTACTCGTCGACGGGAATGCGCACGTCGCCGCCCGTGGCCAGCGCCTGCTCATATTGCGCGGCCACGGCCGGGGACACCTGCGCCAGCTGCGCCACATCGACGCCCGACTGCGCCAGGTCCTCGGCTCGAATATAGACGTCCTGCACCGGCCCCTCCCCCATGGCTTCCTTGATGAAAGCCTGGAAGTCATCGGGCGAGCGCGCCCGCAACTTGGACGCTGCCGCCGTTGCATCGAGCTCAGCCAGGACCTGACCGTCCAGCTGCGCGCGCTCGGCCTGCACGGTTCGGCCGGCCAGCCGATCAGCCGCCGTGCTGGCCAACTGCGCAGTTCCCACGGCACCGCCCGATGCCACGATGGTGGCCACCAGGGTCTGCGCCGCAGCATCGGGGCGCGCTGCCAGGTAATCGGAGAACGGCTTTTCCGGGTTGAGGATGGCCCATTCATTCAGATCTTGCAGCGCCGTCGCCACCTGCTCGCCCGGAATCTCGGCCGCCACCTGGCGCATCAACATGTTCCAAAGCGGCGTGCCGGCCTTCATATCGTGCAGGAAGCGCCCAACGGGGATGCGCTCGGTGGCGTACTCGATAGCCGCCTGCGACGTGCCGAACATCAGCGCGCGGTACGGGTCCAAGCCTGCCTCGCGGGCCTGGCCGTATGCCTGGCCGCCCGTAATCCCCGCCATGCCGTAGAGCGTTGGCGCAGGGTTGCCGGACACGATGCTGGCCGGCAGGGTAAGTCCCATCGTCACGAGCGACTGAACGCCCGAGTAGACACCGGCCTCGATGTCGCCAGTAGCCTGGGGCATGAGGCCCTTGGCGGACGCTTCGCCCGCGCGGCCCATACCGGCCATCCCGGCGGCGAGGCGGCGCAGCGGGTTTTCCGGCAGCAACGTGCCGGCGAGCGGATCGAGCAGCGGCGCGACGTTCTCGGCCGCCGCCTGCCCGACGCGCCACAGTGCGCCGCCGGCCTGCGGGAACGCCGAAGCCGCGGCGCTTCCCAGATTCGAAAGCCCACGGATGCCCTTCTCGAAGACGCCCATGTTGTCGACGTCATCGTGCGCAATCCGCGCATTCTCGACGCCGGCCAGGTACGCCGCGGTGGAGGGGTACTCTCGAGCCAGCCGTTCGAAGTCGAAAGACGTCAGGGCAGCCTCGCGCTTTACTTCTTGCGGGTGACGGCGCACCGAATCGATCGGTATGCCGGTACGCGATGCGACCTGGCGCAGCTCGGCCTCCAGGTCGGGGTTGCTGCCCAGCGCCGCCGCCACGGAAACACGCGTAGCGCCGGCCGGGTCCGCCGGAGGCGGATTCGGGTCGTTCAAGTAGGCCGCGACGGCGCTCGAGGTGTCCAGTTCTTCGGCCATCAGTCCGTAACCACTCCAGTAGCGCGCTGGCGTTGCAGCGCGGTTTGCATTCGCCAATAGGCTCCCAACAGGTCGGCCTCGGTGGGATCGTCGATACCGTTTTTCTTGAAGTCCGCCTTCAAGGACTTCTTGACTTCGCTGGGGATGTCACCAGCCTTCAGCGTGAGCAGCCGCTCATTGGAGGTTCCGAACCAGAAGCTACGGAACTGCACCGACTTGGCGAACAGCCCGTCGATAAACTCCTCGGTCTCCCGATCGTTCATCTGCTTGCCTGTGACTTTCTGCTGAGACAGCACGGCATCGTTGACGAACTTGCGGATGGCGCCGACGCGCATGGCGTCGGTCGATCCATCCTTGGGCGTCGGGTCGATCTTCAGCGTCGCCATTCGGTTGTTCAGGGTGCTGTTGATAGCGGAGGTGTTCAGCTCGTCGGCCTTATCCACGCCCCGGCCAGCTGCCGCGCCGCGTTGGTTGGCGAAGGTCTTGAAGTCCGATTCGCTCAGCTCCCCGCGCAGGCGATAGAACTCGTTATCGGACAGACCGCGCAGATATGCCGGGTCGCCGGCAAGCTTCTGGTAGACGGCTTCGTTGGTGTGGTCATCGCCCTTGGCGATCTTGCCCGCGAAGCTCATCACCTCAGCGATATCCTTGGCCGGGATGTTCGCGCGCACAGCCAGTGGAAGATCTGAGTAGCGACCGCCGTTGGCGACGATCTCCCGCATCGCGCTGGCCACGGCCTCATCCTCGCGCTGTTTGATGGCCTTGTTTGCGACCTCGTACTGACGCGCCGTCTCCTCCAGCGCGATGCGGATGCGTTCGGGGCTCTGCCCCTGCATCTCGTCGCGCACGTTGCGCTGCAATTCATAGAGGGTGGGCTTGGCGGGCGCGCCCTGCCCAGCCTCGTACTTTGCCAGAATGCCGCGCACGTAAGGAATGGTCTCGTCCGGCTTGGGCAAGTAGCTCATCCAGTTGGCCCGGTCGCCGGCCTTTTCGGCTTCCTTCAACGCCTTGTTGACGTTGCCGGGCCCGGCGTTGTATGCGGCCAGGGCCTGCGTCAGATTGCCGCCATACTCTTGCAGCATGGCCTGGAAATAATCACGCCCAACCCGCGCCCGCTCTTCCAGACTATCATCGCGCGCCGGCGTCACGCCGTAACCCGGATCTCGATTGGTGGCGTCCATGACCTGCATCCGGCCCTTGGCGCCCTTGGGGGACGTGACGACCGTGCCGTCCGGGTTCAGATCGCGGTCGTTGCTTTCCGCTTGTGCGACCAGCGTGGTCAGTTCCGTCGGCAGTTGCGTACCACTGCCCGTCACAAGGTTGACAAGGCGATCGGCCGGGGTCGGCATGATGCGGGGCATCGCGCGGTTCACCGCCGTGGTGGCCGCCGCGGTGCCCAGGCGCGCGTCCATCTGCTTTGTCAGCAAGCCGTTGATGCGCAACATATCGTCGGCGTCCATCTGGGGCGCGTACTTGCGCATGTAGGCGTCTGCATACGCCACGTCGTTTTTCTGCAATGCCGACGATAGCGCCGTGAGATGCGCATTGCTGGTCGCCTTGCGCGTCTGCGCCTCGATCAGCGATGCCGAAAGGCCTTTCATGCGGCCGAGGTCGGCCACCGCCGCCTGGATCGAAAGGATGTTCTGATCGATTTTCGCAGGATCGTTGTAATAGAGCGCGATCTCGTTGGTGCTGTTGGCAATCGTGCCTTCGCGCACCGAGGCGGCGTATGCCCGGAACTGCTCGCCTTCGTAGCGGGTCGCCTGCTCCTGGAACTGGAAACCGATGGCTTGCGACGCGCGGCGAAATGCCAATCGCTGCGCATCATTGCCCAGGCCTTCCGAGATCGTCTGTATCTGCTGATTGAGCAGGTCGCCGTACTCGGCGGCCAGTGGCTGGCCACTATCGCGTTGCAGCGCCTGAATACCTTTGATGTTCGTATACCCGGCCTGCGGGTCAAAGGTCAGCTTAAGCGCAGCCTCTTTCGCCTGGTTCACTGCATCATCCACGCGCAGCTGGTTGGCCTGCTGCTGCATATCGGTAGCAATATTGGTCGCCGCTACGCCCGCGCCCATCAGCCCTTGACCGAGCTGGCTTGCCTGGCGCGCTCCGATTTCCTCAGCCAAGGCGCCGGCGCCTGCCTGCTGGCGTACCCCTGGTAGACCGGTCGAACTGACGCGCGGAGCGTCTACGGTTGGAACGCGCGGCACGGGTCGGCCCTCACTTAGTTGATTTCGAGTACTGGTACCAGCTGCCGGCCACTTGGCCGGCGCTGCCAAGCAGGCTCATGCCTGCGGCGGACCCGGAGCTTACTGCGCCGGCGCCAGCCCGCAGCGACGCGGCGTTATCGCTGTAGTTCGCTCCCTGGGTTCGGTAGCCCCAAGCACTGCGGGCAGCATTCGCCTGAATAGTCTGCGCGTCCATCTCGTTGGCGTAGTCCGTAGACGAGAGAATGTCCACGGCGCTACCTTCGTCCAGCGCCACGCCGTTGGCGGCCAGCGCCGCGCGCTGCGTCCCCTTCGTCGCGGCGTACCGCAGCCGGTTCTGCTGCTCCTGCTCCTGCCCCTGACGGATAGCGTCCTGAGCTTGCCACTCGGCAATCTGGGCGTTGTTCGCGGCCACATCGGCCTGGTACTCCAAGCCCGCTCGTTGCGCCTTCGCGCTGTTGCTGGCGCCCATGGCGGACGCGCCAGCGCCGGCCATCATCACATAAGGGGCTGCAGCTAGCGTACACATGTCAGACCTTTTTGCTGAAGCGATAGAAGGCGAGTCGATTCGGGCCGCAAGGCACGGGGCTGCCCGCGTGAACCGTGAAGCCAAGACGTTGCAACCACGCAATGCTGGTGGTGTTTCGGCTGTCGATCAGGTTCTGAAGCTCGGGGTAAATGGTGTGCATAAATGCAACATATCGGCGGCCCGTACGGGTAAGCGCACCCGGGCGTCTGAACATGACCGATGAGCCCAACAACCAGGGGCTGCCGATGTTGCCCCCAAGCAACGATCCGATGTCCGCCACGCCTCCAACCATTGCAATCTGGTCACCCAGGTGCGCCGTCCAGGCATAGCGCGAGACCACGATGCTGTGTCGGATGACCTCGGCGAGATCCACGGCGTCGCCGTGCATGGCCTGAATCTCCTGGATGTCCTGGGGACGCAGATCTGCGGCGAGCCCGTCCGCATCTCGTGGCATCGCTGCCCGTATAGCAATTTCAGCCGCCAATCGCCGCCTCGATCGTCATCGAAACCAAGGTGACCGGAAGGGGGTCGGTCTGCCGAACGAATACTTGCCCGCCATCGGTCCAAGCCGCTTTGACCATGTGCTTGAACTCGCCTGATATCCAGCGCGGCGGTGATCCGTAGGGCTCGTCGGTACGCTGCTTGACCTGAGTGAGCTTCTCAGGGTTGGCAGCTTCCAACTTATCGAAGGACGGGCCCGCGAAGACACCTGAAGACTCATTCAACCGGAGCCAGACAAAGTTCACATTCTTGACCCGCCCCTGACCCATGGCCTGAGCGTCGAAAGCCAAGGGTAGCGTTATCAGGTCAGCTTGGATCGGCAGGCCGATATGCACCTTTCTGGACGCATGCTCGAGCGTGACCGAGCCGCCCACCACCACCTGCGGCGGCAGTACGGCGCCGTCGGCCAATACATTGACGGTCTCGCCTTCCAAATGATCGAGATTCGAAAACACGGTCTGTGGAGGGCCCTCGTAGGACAGCCCGCTGTCGACAAAAAATGCGTCTTCCTGGGACGGCATCAGCCGCGTGTGCTGCCGCTCGACATATCGAACCTGCGCGCCGTTGATGGTGCGAGAGATGATGGCGTAAAGGGCGTCTTCGTCGCCTTCCGCCACCGTACACACCGATTCAAAGCGGCCGCCCTTCGTGCTGTGGCGGTGCCAACCTTGTACCTGCTGTTCCGGCACATAGGTGAGCCCCAGCAGCTCACCAGACGACGATACACACCATAAGATCGGATGTGGTGCCCGAGAAAACGCCATATCGGTGATCGTGCGATAGTCGAACAGATGCGGCGCCAGAATCGACACGTCAGCGGTGATGTAACCATTGGCCTGCCAGTTGTAGGACATCTCCCGAACATGACCGCCGCGAGCCGCCGCGTACAGCAGGTTGTTGTTCACCACTGCCGGCTGCACGTTGTTGGCGCCGTTGTAGGATTGTGGGCGCGGCGAAGCGGTCGCCGGCGTCAGCACGTCAGAGTTAGCGGGGGACACTCGCCATTCCGCGCTCGCGGTCAACACTGCCAAGTTCGAGAGCGGAACGATATGCCGAATGGTGTTCACCTCGCGCGCGGCAATCCGGAACGCAATGGCATCGTCATCCCGTGTAGGGATAGAAGATGCCAGGTTGGATTCGGTACCAGAACGGGTGGCCCACACGTTCTGAGGCTTATTCCGAGTTCCAGCGAACCATCGACGTTGTTCGAAATATGAAACCGCAGCCGGGTAATTGTCGGCGCCGCTAAACGGATTGGCGAGCGTCGGCGCGGCTTGGGAGATATCTGGCGTGATGTTGTTGTCCCGGAACGTTAACCCGCCGGATTGGCCGACATAACCCCATATGCCGTTACTCAGCTTATAGACGTTATATCGCGTCGCGCCAGCGACAGTCGGCCAGGCCACATCGTTGTACGATCCTTGAAGAAACAGATCGTTGCTGACCGTGTTTGATGCTGAGGATATCAACGATTCCTCAAGCGTATCGACAGCCAGCGACGTCACGGCGTATGTGTGGTCCACGTTGTTGGCGGTACCAGATCCGGCATGGGCCGTGGCGGTGACACTGGCCGGCGCCACGATCGTTGGTATGAACTGGATCGCTGTAAGGGCCCAATTCAACGCCCCGAGCCGGCGCAGTTCTCGTGGCGCATAATTGGGGTGAACGATCGTCAGCACGTCAGCCGACTGCACATAGTGCAGATCAAAAAGGTCACGTTCCTGGTAGGGGGTCACCACCTCGTAAGGTAGCCCTCCACCGTCTACCAAGGTCGCGCCCATGGTGTGAAATCGAACGTACTCGTGACCCACTTCCAACGCGAACGTCTGTTCGGTATTGAAAGAAAACGGAATCAGCCGCGCCTTCCGTACGCTTGTCTTCGTCTCGCGCACGAAGCTGAAGCCGGCGCGGTTCTGCGCAGGTCCATGTGGCAGGACCACAAAGTTCAAGCAGGTTGCCAGGCCGGTTTGGTATTGGGGCAGGTCTACTCGCCCAAAGAGTTCCGGACTGATTTCACCGCGGGCGAATGACCGGGATAGGGTGCGGACGCTTGCCATGTTCTAGCGCCCCGCGATCCACGGGACGCTTTGGCGCGGCTGAACTTTGCGCTGGTTGCTGTCCGAAACGGTTGCCTGGGCGATGATGGCACGATATGCCTGCAGCTGCGCCTGCGCCACGGCGATGGCGTCGCTGCCTTTCACTACCGGGCCGGCGAGGTAGGAGGCCAGTAGGCGCGTGAGCGCGTCAACGAAGAGGGGCGGAAAGCGCGTCGTATCCTCCACCCGACGAGTGTACCGGAGCACTGCGTTTTCCTGATTCGTGTACAGCAAACGCCGGTCATCCGAGGTATTGCCCTTCATCTCCCCCGTCTCGACACTGAACTCCTGAGGCATGTACAGGGCCCCGTGCGGCACCAAGGCCGATCCCGGGTAGCCCAGACTCGCACTGGTCTGAGGAAAGCTCACGCTGTAGTCGTCCAGCGCCCCAGGTGGCAACACGCTGATCGCCCGGATACACGCGGTGGGGAGCTCATAGCAATACGCCCAACTCGGCCATGCCGACCCCACAAGGGCGAGGACCCCGCGGGTGGTCGCGAAGTTCCAGTCATGGGCTTCGAGTACAGTGTCCCGCGCCATGGGGTAGAAGCGCGCACAGTGCTCCGCCTGGGCGCTGCCCTCGGGGGGATCGATACTGGATACGGTAGCCTCGTCGCCCAGGTGGGCAAGTGCCAGATTGCAGATGTCGACGACGGACGCCATGTCAAGCTCCAAGAACAAGCGGGGGCACTCGGCCCCCGCTCATCAACGCTGGTTCAGCAGCGGGGACGACTTACGCCAGGTCGTGCCCGGATTGCTGGCGGCCACCCTTCTTGCCACCGGCCGGCGTCGCTTCCGGCTCTTCGACGGGCTCGTACCAGCTGGCCGTGGCGCCGTCAGGCACTTCGAACTGGTCGCCCGGCTCGCGCAGTGCGTGCTTGTCCTTGCCGCCGTAACCTTGTGCGATTGCGATAACGCGCATGTCGTTCTCCCTTAAGCCACGGAGAAGCCGCTGGCGCCGTACTGCAGGGCCTCGACGTCTTTCACGATGTACGCGCTGGCGGTGCCGGCCGTGGTGGTCGCGCCGCTGATGCGGAACACCACGCGCAGGTAGCGCTTCAGGCCGATCGGCACGCGGATCTTCGCCAAGTTGGCGTTGGCACCGGCCGAGGCCACGGGCACGACGGGGCCCGCCACTGCATCGGTGTAGCCCGACCCTTCGGACGCCGAAGTCTGCAGGACGACCTGGATGGAGGCGCCGGCGCCGACCAGCGCCGCGTTCATCTTGGCCAGCAAGTAGAAGTTCTCGCCGATGCCGGTATCAGCCGTGGCGCCCGTGTCGTAGACGTTCGTGCTGACCACGTCGCCGGCTGCAGCCGCCACCGACTGCGCGGCCGCGAAAGTTTCCTGGGTATCGATATACATGGTGTGGGCTCCTTGCCTTAGACGACTTGGGCTTCGGTGGACAGGATCTGATCGACCGTGCGCACCGGAACGCCGAAGAACCGCAGCGTGCCGTTACCGACGCTGCCCGGCGCCACCGTGCCGAACTGGTTGGTGGCGGGCTCGATGGCCAGCGCGTTCTGCGACTTGTCCAGCGCGGCGATCGACAGCATTTCCTTGACGGTGCGGTTGGCGTAGAACACCGGAGTGCCCATGCCCATCGCGGGGATGCGGGCCATGGCGCGCAGCATCAGTTTCATGATGGCGGTGGCGGCCGTGGGCGCCTGCGTGCCGGTCTGGTTGGCCAGATCGCTGATGTCCACGTTGGCGATACGCACCACATAGCGCCAGTCGCGCAGCGTGACACCGGACTTCCATTGCCAGTGATCAGCGTAAGCACGGAAGCGGTTATTGTTGGCATCGAACGCGTCGATCAGGCCCAGGTCTTCATGGATGAGACCGGCCTTGGAGCCCTTCGGGAAAATGCCGTGCGCGGTGTTCTTGCCCCACACCACCAGCCAGATGGAGGTGTTGTCGGCGCCGGTGCCGCCCGCGTCGATGATGTTGCCGCCGTTGGGCGCGGACTTCAGCGAGAAGCGGGGCGCCAAACCCGTGATGCGCTCAGGGTTGACCGACTGATCGCCGTAGAACAGCGAACTGGCCATGGTCTGGTTCATGCTTTCCAGGAACGCCTGGGCTTCGGACAAGCGGAACTCGGCCGTATTGCCGTTCAGTTCGGCCACGTCCTTGTCCACTTCGGAACGCGTTTCCAGCATGCCGCAGGTGTCGTCCACCTGCGCGCGCGTGGACTTCGACGCCGGCACGCCTTGGTACAGCTGGCGCCAGATGGCGGTCGGCAGCCCGGTACGGATGGTGCTACGGTGGCCGGTGGGCAGGTTACCTTGCAGCCACAACATGTCGGTAAGGATTTCGTTGGTCTGGTTCAGCAGTTCGACCACGGTGGCGGTCTTGCCATCCGGATCGATGGACTTGGCGAAGTCCAGCAGGGTAACGGCGCCGGCTTTCGGGAGGGTTGCCATGGTGAAGGCTCCTTATGCTTGGTTCGGATACAGGGTCTTCGCCGGGTCCTTGCTGGCGCTGGCGCCGCGCTTTTCCCCAGCGACGAACGTGTCGCTACTGATCGCTTTGCCGGCGCGGACCATGAACCGGATCAGTTCCGGGTGGTTTCCGATGCCGGACTCGTTGAGCAACGTGCGCAGTTCCGGGGTACCGAACGAATCGAGGGCCTTCTTGGCCGCGCCCAGGTTCTCGGCGAACGCTTCCCCGCCGTATTCCTTGTCGGCTTTCGCTTGGTCCGCCCAGGTCTGGCGGATCTGCGCGAACGCTTCGGCCTGCTTCCCTTGCAGCTTCTGCACCAGCTTGGGGCCGAGATCGGCCACACGCTGCGCGTCCTTCTGCGACAGGTTCAGTTCCTTGGCGACGGTCTTCAGGTCGCCCACCAGCTCGGCGTCCAGCTGCACCCCTTCAGGCGCAGCGAAGTCCTCGTACTGCTCGGGCGCGCCCGCTTGCTTGTCGGCGGCCTTGGGCTTGGCGCCCTCTTCCTTCGACTGCTCGCCGTCCGGCTTGGCCTCGGCGGCGGGCTTGTCCCCGGTCTGGGTCGCGCCTTCTTGCATGGTCTGCGCTTGCTGCTCGGTCGCGGGGGCTCCAGCGGTCAGGACGGTGGTGTCCTGGGTCGCCGGTGCGGCCGCGGCTTGCTGCGTGCCGGGATCAGTTGGCGTTGTTCCGGTCGTCGCTTGGGTTTCGGTGGTCATGCTTTTTCTGCTCCTGGAGCATTTCGGCGTACCGTTCGGGGCAGTTCTGGAGCAGCGACGTCATCAGCCGCAGCCCCTCGTTCCGGTTTCCTTCGTTGAACGCCATCTGCATGGCGTTCGTGCTGAAGGACGTGCGATAAACACCGGCCCGTGAAAGCAGGCGCCACACGATGCGGCGGCCTCGACGGTTCCCCATGAGCCACTTCATGTCGTCCGACTCCACCCGCGACTCGTGCTTGGCGTCTTCACGCTTGGCTTCGCGGTCCGTTTCCGTAACCGACGGGTTGAGAGGGTCGTATGCCGTGGTGTTCATGCCGCTGAATTCTGGGATTCAACGACGGAGGTATGCGCACCCCTCTAGCCGTAGAGCATCTGCGCGGCGTCAGGGCCGGCGCCTTCCAGCCCCAACTGTGTGATCTGCAGGGACACGCACTTGTCGGTGCCCTCTTGGTTCGCGTGCTGGCTGGTGGTGCACACCTCGACCACCGCCATCAGGTGCATCTGCTGGCCGACCTTGGGCAGCTCCGACACGCCAAGCTTTCGCAAAGTGTCGTCGTCCAGGGAGAGAATCAGCCCCCACGGATACTTCGGACCACCGTCCTCCGCACCCAAACAGCCGGCCGAACAATCCATCTCCTTGGCCTCTTCGGGCGACAACTTCATGTCGATCAGGTTCATGACGGCGCCTATTGCGGGATGCTGTATCCCTGAAACTGGTTGATGAGATCGGCCGCCGCATTGCGCTCACCTGTCTGGACGCTCCCCAGACGCTGCGCGGCACCCGCGGCCTGCTCGGCGGTGGCTGCGGCCTGCATAACGGCCTGCTGCTGGGCGCGCTGTTGGCGCACCAGGGCCGCCTGCTCCAGCGGCACCACCAGGCGCGGGTCGACGCCCAGCTGGTCCGCATAACTGTCGGCCAGGGCATCAGCGTCCAATCGGTCCAGCACCTCGGGCTTAATCGCCGCGACCTGGCCCAGCGTCATGACGTAGCGGTCGGTGCTGTTGACGCCGATGGCCCGCTGGGCCTGGGCCAGCATCGAAACGAACTCGATGTTCAGGTCCACACCTTCCAGCTCGGGAGGCGGTGGCGGCAACGCGCCAGCGGCCGCCAAGCGATGAAACGCCATCTCGACCATCGGATCGAGCATCTCGTTGTGGAGCCGTTGCAGCACCGGCCCGAGCATCAGCAGCTTTTCCTCGTGCCGCTCGGCTACCTCGGTCGCGGTCATGCGCACGTCGACGTTGGCCAGCATCAGGAAGAGGTCGGCATAGAACGTCGAGCGCAGAATTTCGCGCGTATCCTGGATGTTGGCCTGCATGCCAGCCAGATCAAGCTGCACCTGCCAAGCCGGCCGGATCGCGGCGTTCGGGTTGGCAGCGTCGACGAACGTCACGCCGCCCGGCAACATGTCGATGTCGTGATTTTTGAGCGCCGTCGGCGCTTGCACCGGGGGCTTTGTGGTGTAGTCCAACCCTTCGGCCAGACGTAGCTGGCGGTGCTGCAGGCCTTTGACGGTGCCCAGTGCGAGGCCGCCCGGCCCCACGCCATACACGTCACCGCCCCACACCTGCCACCGCGGCGCCAGCGCCGGGAACTCCTCGAAGCCTGAACGCCGCAGGTATTGCTCCGGTGACTTCCCGTACTCGAAGTAGACCGACGTGAACGGCATATTGCGTGCATCGCGCATCTTCGGATCGCGGTCCACGTTGGGCTCTACGCACTGCACCACTGTGATCCAGGAATCCAGGCTGCCGTTGTCGTAGAGCGATTTGACGCTGGGGCTGACATTGGCGAGGCCGAACTGCTTCACCAGCTGCGCCACCGTCATATCGAATTCTCGATACAGGGTGTCGACATTGCCTCGGTCGTTCGTGGCGAGATAGAACTCGCCCACCGGGAGCGGTGAATGGTGGATGACGTCGTTGAAATCCGGGTGCACGAAGCTCACAGCTGTGCCGAACACGCCCAGATCCTGGTACATGCTTTGCAGGCTGTTGTAGGTGTTCGACCGCGCGAACACGTCCAGCATCAGCTTTGTCACGTCAGACAACCACACCTTGACGGAGTGGTACTGCATCAAAGCCGGGTCCGGTGTGGCCAGGCGAAACCACGGGCGCGCCGGGCTGGTCATGCCAGCCATCAGGCCGGCCGACAACGTGTTCGCCGACAACGTTCCGGTGGGGTCGTAGATGTTGTTGAATCGACGCGTGCCTCGGTTGCGATCCGATGTGAAGAAGCGGCCGCTATACGGCAGGATAAAGTCGGTAAGCTCGCGCCAGAATCCGTCCCAGCTCGAGCGCTCAGTCTGAAGGGCGGAGTACCGCGTGAGGTACTTGTCGCGTGCAACGTTCTGCGGGGTCAGTTGCGCCATGGTCACATCCCCAGCAGCGTGTTCTTTGCCAGGTCAAGCGCGCCCGAAGCCACGCCCTGGGTCGCACCGCTTGTCAGCAGCGTTCCGATGGACGAGGCTGCCCCGCCTCCACTGCCGCCGGCGCCGCGGCGGGCACTCTGCGCATCTTGGCGCGCAACTGGCTGCCCGCTTTGCTCCTGCAACGCCGCCTGATACCGCCCCGGGTTGTCTGTTTTCCACTGCTCGATAGCCGCATCCCGCAGCACCTGCATGGCGTTCATCCCCGATTGCGTCAACCCGTCGGCTTCGGCGGCCGCGTCATACCCTCCGCTGTAGGTGGGCAGCGCATTGATCTCATCCTGCGTCATCCCCGGTGCACCGATAGCCCAATAGTTCTGAATGGCCTGCGGCATGCCTGGCGCCATGCACATGGCTAGCCCCCCAGCAACGTGTTCTTGTTGAGGGACAGGCCAGACGAGTCAACGCCGCCAGGCCCGGTCAGAAGCGTGCTGCCTGCTGACGCGCCCGGCCCGACGTCGATACGGTTTCCGCTGTTATTGCGGCGCAGTTGATCCGCGTCAGCGGCCTTCTCGTTCTGCTTCACTTGCGGCTGCTGCGGCGTGGTTGGTTCGACCTTGGGTACGCTCGGCGCCATAGCGGACGACAACACCGCCCCACCAGCCAGCGCGGCGGCCCCTAGGGCAATGGTCGTGGGTTCGCACATGGGGAGATCCGTCCTATCGATTCAGGTTTGCGTACGGATCGTAGGAGCCGCGTTGCCGGGTATGCGCACCCGTGATGTCCTCGACACGGGGCGTGTCATGCAGGGCCAGGATGTACGCGCTGGCCCAGTCCGGTGACCGGCCGATACGCTTGATGATGTCTTCACGACTTTCCACGTAGATCGTGCGCCCCTGCAGGCGCCAGACCGGCGCGCAGAGGTCAACCAGCAACTGGCGGTCAGGCGGCAAGGCGATGCCGTTGTCCGCGACGGGGTCCAGCGCCTCGCGCATGCGCCACCAATCGTGGCTGCGCGTGTTGGCGAAGGTCAGGCGGCCGGACTTGTCCGTGCCTGGCGCGGCCTCGGCTCCATTGATCCCGAGGACGTGCTGGCCGGCCTGCACCAGGAAGTCGTACGGGCTCGCACCGACGCCCACAACGTCGATGTGGATGGGCGACTTATCGCGCACCGCGGCGATCGTGACGCCGGCCACGCTCGGGCCGTCGGGCGTCGACTTGCCAGCGTAGGCCAGGGGCTCGTCGAACCACCAGCCGTGGCGCCGCGCGATGATGGTGTTGTCGCGCCCGCCCCGCGCCACGTCCACGCCCACGCTGTCCATGCGCGGCTTGTTGTGCATCGGTTTCCAGCGAGCCTGCGCCGCCTCCACCCAGGCCGTGGGAATGACCTGCATGGCGTCGTCTTCCATGCCGGCCTGGAAGTCGCCGTAGAGCATCTGCGAGCGCAGCGGCTCGGGCAGGGATTGCAGGGTGGCCATGTATCCGGTCCCCATCAGGTACGGGTTATCGCTCACGCGCGACGGGATGAAGGTGCGCGACAGGGGCGTGATCAGGTCGCCGTTGTGTTCGAACGGCGTGCCGTCAGCGCATTCCATGTCCTTGCCATCCACGGTGGCGAACCAACGCAGCTCGCCCGGCTGGGCCGGGTTCGGGTGCTTGGGGTCGAGCCAGGGCGCGAAGAAATCGACGATCCACCGCCCTTCGGCGCTGGTTGGCGGGTTGAACGTGAGCAAGGCCTGGCAGCGCTGGGTGGGGTCCACGGAGCGCAGCCAGCCGAGCAGCGCGCGCACCTGGCCTTCCAGGAAGTTCGCGGCCTCGTCGAACACCAGCAGGTCGTGCGGCCGGCCTTGGTACTTGTTCCAGTCGTCGGGGTTGGGCGTGGATCCGAATTCGATCTGGCGGCCCCGCAGGCGCCATATGCGCTCGGCGCCGTTGTAGCCGTCGCGGCTGCCCAATAGCTCCGTGAAGCGATCAACGATGCCGGTCAGCTGCGTGGCCTCGCGACGCAGCACCAGGATCTTCTGGTGCCGGGTGAGCGACTTGCCGCACGCGAGGTCCGTCTTGCCGCCGCCGGCCGCGCCGCCATACCCGATGATCGTGGCAGCGCTGTCGTAGGCCATCATTTGCGGCCCGGGCAGCGGGCGCCAGATGGTTTTGTCCTGCGCGAGGATCGCTTCAACCTCGGCGCGCTCGGCCGGGGTCAGGTGGCGCAGCAGTTTCAGGATGTCGGAGGCGTTCATGGCTCAGACCGCCGCGAGCACGCCGATAACCCAGATCGTGAAGGCCAGGACGGGCTGCTCGCAAAGGAGCAGAAGCAACCCCGCGGCAAAGCACCAGCCGTTCATACGAGATCCGCACCCGGCTCGTCGATCGCCTCTTGCGCCTTGCGAGCCTGCGCCACGGCGATGAGGGCTGCCAGACGGCCAGCGACTTGCGAGTCGCTCATCTGCACCGGGCCGCCGCCGGCGCCCGTCAGCTCAAGGCCGGTCTTCTCGCGGTACTTGTGATCGTGAGCTTTCAGCAGGAAGATCAGCAGCGTGTCGCTGTACTTGCGGATCGTGCCGCACTGGCCTCCCAGGTAAAACACGGGCTCGTCGACACCCTCTTGGGCCCGGCGGCGGGCTTCATCCTCCAGGCCAAGGGTAGCGACGCGTATGGCCTGGTCCCACGCCTCGGCGAACTCCTGGTCAGCCAGGCGCCACTCGTACACGACGCTACGGCTTGCGCCAACAGCGGCTGCCGACTTCGTGACGTTTCCCGTATCTGCCAACGACGACAGGAACGCGAAATCTTTTTCAGGTGTCCGGATTGAGTGCATGCTCGGGACGGTAGATTCCGCCGCCCGACGTATGCGCACCCTACCCCTGCACGGTCTTCCACGCGGTCGGGGTGCTGACCCGTCGCTTGTAGTTCACGATATCGCGTACGTTGCGCACGCTCGTGTCGAACATTTTGGCCAGCCGCTTGTAGCCGATCCCTTCCTCACGAAGCTGGCGCATCAGCTCCACGTCGTGATCGGTGAGCGTGGCGCGCTGGTGGTCTTCTCCAACCCGAACACCCTTCTCGTTCACCCCTACCGTGATTCGGGCCATGGCTCCCTCCTTGAACGGTCGGCCGGTCGCTCCAGCGCTACCAATTCAACCCCGCCTCGTACTCCGCCCAGGCCTTTTTGCACGCCAATGCCGCAGCATCACCGGAGCCGACGCCCACGCTGTCCAAGTACGACAACCATTCTGCGAGGCTTCGGAGCTTATACGTTCGCTTGTCGTCGAACGCATCTCGCGCCAAGTCGCCCACGGGGTCGTTCCGCTCCCGCTGTTGGCCAAGCCACTGAGAAAATTCTGTGTATTTCATGGTCACCTCACTACTTGTTAATTTCTGCGTATTCGCAAATTCCAGCAGGTTTTGGGCTCGTAAAAATCCGCAAGGTGGAGGGGTGGAGGGTGTGGAGGCACCTCCTAGGTTTTTTTTTAAAATCAAAATTATGAGTCTCCATATGGGAAAATGTAGGAAGTGCCTCCACACCCTCCACCCCTCCACCTTTTCTAGTCAAAACCGCTCTCATCGGCCTTCAAACCGTAGAAATTTCCAGTTTTGAGCTTCTTAAACAGGACCCCCTCTCGTTTGAGACGTGCAGAAAATGCGGTTTGGTTACCGCCCGCACTCGTGTCGTGCCCCTCTTCCCGGCACCAGTTAAGAAAGTCTTCAAAAAGTGCAGAGGCCTTTGATCCGTCCTTCGGGTCGCATTGCTCGCGCTCACCAAGCCACAATCCAATCGGATCCTGTGCGCGGAAATAAGTGTTCGTCGTATCGGACACCTCGGCTGGCGGCTCCAGGCCGTCACCCCCATAAGCCACCGCACCCGCTACCAACCATGCCAGGATGCCCGCGGCCTCTGCCTTGAGCTTGCCCACCAAGTCCTTATCACCGTCGGCCAGTTGAGGATCGCGCGTCGGCGCGCCGGGCCGGTTCCAGCGCCGGTCGAACGGGACTAGATGCAGACGCCCTCGGACTGCGTCATCGACGTGGTCGAGATCCGGCCTGTGGTTGGTCATGAGCCACAGCTTGTGCGTGATCTCGAAAGTGAAGGGGCTTTCGTGTAGCCCGCGCGCCGTCATGTAGCCGTCGCCCGTGTGACGTTTGACCAGCGCTACATCTAGCCGCTGATTTTCCTTACTCTCGCTACTGATTGCTGCGCGAGCGCCCGCCAGCTTACGCGCACTGGGGGTAGGCCTCTCGGCGTCGGCGTCCCCCTTTCCCGCCATCAGCGCCTCAGGCGCAATCGTCTGGCAGTAGTCGCCCATGATCCAGGTCAGGATATCGAGCAGCACGTTCTTACCGTTGGCTCCCTCCCCGACCGCTATGAACATCTTGTGTTCCCTGGCCAGACCGGTGATGCTGTAGCCTAGCGCCCGTTGTAGGTAGCTTGCTAGGTGCGGCCGCATGCGGTAACCACCCGGCGCTCGGGGATCGGGCTTGGATGTAATCTCGTCGATAAACTGACGCCACCGCGGTGCGCGAGCCCCGGCATCGAACGCAACAGGTGCGCGGCGGGTCACGAAGGCATCCCGGCCGGCGTCATGTAACTGACCGGTACGCAAGTCCACCACGCCGTTTTCTGCCCCGAACAGCCACGGGTCGCGATCCAGCTCGAGAATCGACACCGCAAAGCGCGAGTCGCATTTGGCCAACCCTTGCATGTTCAGCAAGGCGCTGCGATTGCGGCAGTGGGCCGCCCATTTGTCCAGATTGTCCGCCGCCTTGGCTATCGCCTTGCGCTCCTTGTCGTCATAGGTCGGGTCACCTGCCTTTTCGCGCATCTCCGCACTCTTAGCGTAGTAGAACTCGGCCACGCGCAGCGACTGCGACTGCGCCGCCAGCCCGGCGGCGTCAACCCGCCACCGCCCCTCGTTCCAGAATAGCCAAGAGTTCGTCTCAGTCACGTACCGCAGATCACCGTCAGTCAGTTCGGCCAGCAGCGCCAGGTTCCCGGCGTCGGTGCGGTCAAGGCGCGTGTCAGCGGTGGCGCTGGCCTTGAGCGCCTGAGCGCTTTTCGGGTTGACCCAGCCGCGATCCGCCGCCCATTTGAAGATAGATTGGTAGGTGAGCTCCTGAGGTTCCAGGTCTTCGTCCCACTTGCGCTGTGCGTCCATGGGTTCGTACTTCGGTGACAGCCCGCTGAAGGTATGCCACATGTCGAGCGCCTGTGTCTCGTGACCGGCCTGCGCCAAGCTTTTGAGTGCCAGGCCCATCTCGGCCCAGAAGGCGTAACCGTCGGCGTCTTCCACGCTAAATGCGGTCATCGCAGACCGCACGTCCGCGATGGTCTCGTCCGACACGCGATGCAGCGTCACGGTGCGATCCAGAGCACTTTGTAGCGATGCTGCTGTGCCGCGTTCGGGTCGTTCGATAGTGTCCGGACCGTGCGTAGCGCTCAACCAATCAAAGAAACCTTCCGGCGCCTGCATCACGTCAGCCGGCACGTCGGGTAGCCGGTGCCCCGTCACGGTCAGGTATCGCCCGCCGTTTCCGCCATACACTTCAATCGGCTTTGCCCAATCCCGCGAGATGGAGGCTTTAAGGAAGATGCGCACGCCGCGACCGGAAGGCGAGAGTTCTGCATAACTCCTCGCTCGCGCCACGATCTCAGCGGCCCACTGCTGCAGCTCGCCGTCTGGCCCCACGCAGCCGTCAAGGTCAATGCCGACAAGCGACGACTGCTCCGACATCCGAAAGCCCAACCCGCCCTCGCCGACCAAGCTCAGGACATCGTAGCCAGCAACAGCGGTATCGAAGTCACTCCAGCCCGCGTCCCGATTGCTCGAAACATTGCGGGATACGTTGAGTGGATTCTTCGGCACTTTGATGTGCTTGATCCGTTCTTCCGACCAGACAGCCTCCCATACGCACCAGCGCGCCGGATACGCTCGTAACGCCGCCGGAATGTCAGCAATTGCGGGCGAAAGAATGCTCAGAGGCGCGCTCATTTGCTAGCACCCAACTTGGCGATATCATGGGCCAGTTTTTCACAAAGGTCCTTCAGGTCCTGCCATGCGCGCCAGTGCGCATCCCGCATGGCGCGATTGCCCCATTCATTGGCGAACTCAAAGGCCGAGCGTGCGGCTGCCTCGGCGGTCTCGACTGTTGCCAAACCGCGTTCCAGTTCTGCAATAGGAAGCGATTTGCCTGGCGCACAATTCCAGTTGCTGATGTACAACATGTTCAACTCCTCAAACAATATGGCCCCAGGTGCGGCCTACTGCAATGCTCCGCACGGTGGATTCGCTCACATTGAACCGGCGCCCGATCTCGCGCGCCGACTGTCCCGCGGCGACATGGGAGCGAATTGACCGCACATCGGCCGCAGTCAACTTGTGAAGCCCGTGGCCCTCACCTTTCGGCATCCGCCCGGCAAGCACCGCACGCCTCATGGTCTCAGCACGCGTCACCCATTCGAGGTTGTCCACGGAGTTGTTGGCGGGGTCGCCATCGATGCGATGGATTTCCGGTAGCTCCTGGGGGTTTGGGATAAAAGCCCGTGCGACCAGCTTAGACACTCCAAAGCGTTTCACTTTTCCATCCACCGCAAGGTAGACGCTGTAGTAGCCGTTATTGCACAGCGTGCATCGCAAGATTTTTCCCTTTAAATGCCGACCTCGGGTTGTCAGCCGAGGTAGGGACCTGACACGCCCAAGACTGCTTACCTCGTAGGTCGCTTCATAGCCCGGTACCGGACGCCAAGCTTCTGCCACCCGGTTGTCTTCTGGACGGACGAGGTGCTCGTCACCCACAGGATCGAGACTGCCAATAGGCAGCTGCAGCAGACGTTCGATGCGGCGCGCGGTGCGCTCGCTGATGTTGCGTTCCGGGTTCTTGCCGATGAGCTGGGATATACAGGGCTGGCTGACCCCCAGGCGCCGCGCCAGCGCGTCCTGACCGCCCTCGTTCTCGGCGATCTTGCGCAGGTGGGTCAGCCGGGCCGTGTACACCGCGGCCAACGGATCTTTGTTGCTCCTGCTGTGATGCCTCATGGCGCACCTTGCTCGAGCAGGCGGTAGATATCTTCGGCCCGCCACATCGTCATACGCTTTCCGAAGCGTACAGGTGCAGGGAAACGACCGGACTTAACGCCGTTCCACCAAGTCGTGTGTGATACGGGAAAAATTGGCGGGACGCCTGTTTTTTTGTCACCAAGGATCTGCTTGGCGCGAAGAAAGATTGGTGCGGGGTTCTGCATGGCAAGCTCCGAATTGGAACAATGCCGCCGGCTTGCATGGGAAGAGAGCGCCGGCAGCGGATCCCGGCGAGCACCGGGCATTTTGATCCGCAATCTGCCGGCTCCGATCAAAATCGGAGGGAGGACATTCCCTGGACGCGGAGTTGCCTGGGGCTTAGTCCTCTCCGTCTTCAGCCAGATAGGCTTCGGGGACGTTACCCGTACCACGCGAGTGCTAGCCCACTGCGCAAGGCGATTTAGGCGGCCGTAGCCGAATTGACATTGTATGACGTTGAGCAATTTCTGACCCACCCCATTGACTCGAATTGAGCGTAGCGAGGCGCCTGTGGCGTCCTCGCGTTGCCTGATTGCGACAGAACATTAGCTTTTGCTTATGTTCCTGATACACCAGCCGCCGCAACGCTAGCTTCGCGTTCGAGTAGTTGGAACGTATTGGCCATGAGCCGCAACAGGGCTTGTTCAGTGGCCGAAGAGAGGGGGGCCACTTCAATGCCCTCGTCACTGGTGCGTGCTTCGCGCTCGACGCTGTTGTTCAGCAGCATGGCCAGAACCCTAGCTGCGTCACCTGCGACCGCTTCGGTGAAGCTTGCGAGCTCGACAACACGGTGCAATGGCGTGGGCGTGGCCTGCAGCGCCTCGTCGCTAGGGGTGCTATGGGGAAACTCGAGAACCGAGACGGGGAATTGGTTAGCCATGGCGGCCTCCTTCGTGGGATAGGCCCGCCGCTCATCGCCAAATGAGGTGGGCGGGCAGAAAGCAGGGTTGGCGAACCGGACACAAAGGAACCCGGCATACCCGAAGGTATCCCCGCAATCGCCCGCCCGAAGAGGGTGCGCAAAAGCGTATGGACGTAAAAATACCGCCTTATGGCGGTCGTCCGCCGATGTGATTCCAGGTCGCCAAACCTGGTCCCTGTTGAGCAGGGACAACGTCAGTGTATAGCAGCTGGCGTCGCTTGTGAATAAATTTCGATGCCGCCTATTTTTTAGACGAACGCGCCGCCAAAATCACCGCTTGCTTTGCTTCGCTGAAGCTCAACTTCGCGTCCGATCTCAAGGGCGACTTCGCGACCGGGGCGTCGGCCGGCGAGGCGGCAGATCTTGAAGCCTTGTAGCCGTCCCAGGCGGCATCGAGGTCACAGCGCTTGTAGATAATGGAAGGACCGGTACGGGTTACCTTACCGGCCAGTCGCAGGGCGATATTGGTATCAAAGAACCGGCGCCGCACGCCCAGGTATGCCTGGGCTTCTTGGGTGGTAAATCCGCGTTTCTCCATGCTGCATAGCTCGTGCTGACCAGACGATCGAGGCTACTTCATCTGGCACATAGCTGTCTGCTCAAATGGCTTTAGCAGAAGCGACCCTTGGAGCGCACCAGGCGGCCCAGTCTCGCATCATTTGCCGTCGCCGCTCGAGCATATCTCCACGACGATAAGCCGCCTCGACCTTGTCGCTTACCACATGCGCCAGCGCCATTTCGGCCATCTCGGAAGGGTACTCCGTTTGTTCGGCAGCCCAATCGCGGAACGAAGAGCGAAACCCGTGGACGGTATAGCCGGGCCGCATGCGACGCAGCAACATTGTGAGCGACATATCGGTCATAGGCTGTCCGCTCCGCACGCCGGGGAACACCCACTGGCTTTGGGCGATTCCTTTGGCGCGCTTCAGCACCTCTTGCGCGGCTTCGGAAAGGGGAACACGGTGCACCCGTCCAGCCTTCATCCGATCGCCAGAAATGGACCAAAGCGTGCCGTCTTGCGCAAACTCATCCCACGTCGCGCGCAACACTTCGCCACTGCGCGCAGCCGTGTAGATGAGAAATTCCACCGCAAGCGCGCTCACCCCATCCACAGCTCTTAGATCCGCCACAAACTCCGAGAGTTCGCCGTAAGGCATCGCAGGATGGTGGCGCACCTTCGCGACCTTGGCAGGCTTCGGCAGCAGCTTATCGAGGTGCCCACGCCACCGCGCCGGGTTCTCACCTTGACGCAGCTTGCGCGCCTTCGCTGCATCGAGGATGCACTCAATGCGACCGCGCAGCCGGCTGGCGGTTTCCGTCTTCGTCTCCCAAATGGGTTGAAGCACTTTCAACACTGCAGCATCGTCCACTTCGCCGACCGGCACGCTACCGAACACGGGGTACGCGTAGGTCGCCAGGGTGTTCTCCCACTGCTGCAGGTGCTTCGAGTTTTTCCAGCCCGCACGATTGGCTTTGATGTACGTCTCGGCCGCGGCTTTGAACGTCACCTGTTGAGCACGATCACGCGCATCCCTCTCAGAAAGTTCCGCCAACATCCTTTCCCGGTTATCCACGGGGTCAATACCGTCGGCAAGTAGGGCTCGCGCCTTGATGGCCTTTTTCCTGGCTTCTTTGGCGGGCACCGCCGTGAGCGCCCCAAGCCCCATCTCTCGCCTGCGCCTGTTCAACTGATAGCGGAAAATCCAAGATTTCGCGCCTGTGCTGCTGACCTGTAGGTAAAGGCCATCTCCGTCAGAGTGCATGCCTTCCCCTGCATGCTTGATTTTCAATTCGCTAAGCAT